TTTAGAAAAATTTTATGAGTTGTATGAGGACGGCGCATATAACTCTTTAGACCCAGAAGTTGTCCAACAATTAAAAAGTTCAGCAGATGGACAAAACAGTAAAAATCAAACCAAAGCTCTTGCAGCATTAAGTTCAACAGCTTCTGAGTTAAAAGACGAAATTAAAGATGTTATTGATATAAACAAAGACGATTATATGCCAAGCGTAAGCAAGGTAAATGATTTATTGGAAAAAGCAGAAAGTGTAAGTGCTGCACTTATTGCAAACGGAAAAGTGGGCCTATTCGATGAAATACAAGACCTTAATAATTCGATAGAGGTTTTTAAATATATAGAGCCATTTAAAAAAGCATCTTTGTCTGACATACAGGCAGAATATAATCAAGTAAGGGCATTTAATTATGCAAGCTCAGGCAGTGACGATTTTAACTCATTAAATGTATCTAAAGAAAAAGCTCTAAAAAAATTAATTGATTTTAGAAAAAAGAACGAGGATAAAAATTTATTAAGTGTTGCAAATTCTGTTGGCCTTAATGTACAGCCAATTGATTTTACAGACATAGATAGGTCTGATCCTGAAGATATGACCCTATTATATGACAGGGCAGCAACAGCTGTTGCTACAGCTAGCTTATACAACAAACCTATACCACAGTTTTTTTTAGAAACTGAACGTAGCCAAATTTCTCAAATATTGGCCACTGGAAGTGAAGATCAAATAAAAAATCTAATTGTAAATGTAAGCCAAATGTCAGGTGAATATGGATACGCTGCGTTTCAACAATTATCTGATATTGACGGTGCTGACGGCATTGCAATGATAGGCACTTTGTATTCAACTACAGGCCCTGCAACACACATAGATAGTGCAATTAAGGCATTTGTTTTAAGGGATGATAAAAATACACAGGATATTTTAAATCAATATAAATCAACAAAATTTGAATATTCAAATATTAAAACTGATGCTTTTTCAATATTTCAAACATCACCACTGCTTGATGACAGAAAAACATACAATATGCTAAATGAAGCTGCAGATTTAATTTACCAAGGATTATTACTTAGTGATCCTGCAACAGCAAAGAAATTTAATAGTGGCACAGAGCCAATAAAGAAAGCAATTGAGCATATGGAAAATGCGGTTCAATATGCAGCTGGTTATTCCAATGGGTATGGCGGTTTAGAAGAATATAATGGCTACAAACTTATCGTGCCAGGAATATATCAAGAGCAAACTTATCACTTCAATTCAGTTCAAAATCCAGGTGGTTTTTTTAATAAAGGTTTTGGATTTAACCAAACTGTAAGTTTAGAAGAAATGCTGGATAACAATATGACTGATGAATTATTAGCAAAATCTGTTAGCTCAATGCCATACTTTGAAAGTGAATTTACAACAGATGGACCGAGAGAAGCAAGAGCTGAAGATTTATTTAATCAAAATATGGTTCATCTTATACCTTATGATTTTGGAAGATATACTTTTGCTTTTGGTGACAGCCCTCAGACAGCTATACACGAGGTCGTTGATAAACAAGGTAATTTAGTCATTTTTGATTTGGCAAAAATATACAAAGAATTGAGTGGCCTGTGATCATAAACTCTAAAAGAAAAGACAGACAAGGGGTTATGGAAATGAACCCTCAAGGATTTAATGATAATATGTCAGCTGCTTTTGATGATTTTTTAAATTATCATAATTCAATGTCAGCACATATGTTAGATATGAGAGCAACTTCAGCATATATAAGTAATTTTAATACCGTGTTTCCTGATGCAAACATACCACAAATAGATACCTATAGACCTGATTTACCAATGTCCGATGCAGAACGACTTGATATGGAACGAAAAGCAAACGATATTGATCCAAGAATAGCTGCAATAAATGAAGATATTTCTTATAAAGAAAAAAAGGAATTTATACAAAACCAGGTAAATAAATATTTATCAAGTATTCCTCCATCAGAAAGAGCAAAATCCAACAGTGAAATGCATTTTTTTGAAATAGAAGCAGAAAAAGCAAGAAAAAGCTCAAGAAGATTACAAACAGTTAACCAATTTTCAGAAAGTGGATTTGATAGATTTGTAGGAACATTAGTAGGTGGTGCTGGAGCTGGTTTTACAGATCCTTTAATATTAGCAACATTGCCTATTAGTTTTACGTATGGAGCTGGTAGAACTTTTGCTGGGACTGTATTAAAAACGGCAGCGGCAGAATCAGTATTGGCAGCTGGTGCTACGATAGGTATTGAGTCTCAAGTTCTTCCATTTAAGCAATCAGTGGGTATAGATTATGATATTAACGACGCAGCTAAAATTGTTTTATTTTCTACAATTGCAGGAGCAGTTATACCTGTTGCTTTTTTAGGAGGGGCAAAAGGCACGGCTATAGCTTACGGAGCTGCAAAACAACAAATTATTAAAGGTGTTGCAGAACTTAATCCTGATTTAAAAGCAAAATTATTTGTTGAAGAAAATTTTCCTGATTTTAGTGATGAAGAATGGGTTAAATATTTTGCACAAAATTTAAATAATTTAAAACCAAATGAATTAGTTATTGTATTAGAAACATTAAATCCAGCTATCCTGTCTAAACCTAAAGTTGCCGAAGCAGTTGAGGATATTAAAAATTTAGAAAATGATTTTGCTGAAAATCCATTTCCACAAACTATTGAGGGAACAGTAGAACACAATGGCAGAATGACAGCTGCGTCTGAGGCCTTACAAACAGGTGATCAACCAAGAATTTTAGATTCTCCAACAGTACCTGTAGTATTAAAAGAAAATCGTCCTGTTGCATATGATACATATCTAACGCCTGATCAAATAAAATTTGATGCAGAGACTTTTCAATTTAAAACAGGTGGAGATGCAAGAGGTGTTAAAGACACACTTGCAAAAGTCACACAGTGGGATCGAGATGCTGCAGGCAGTTTGATGGTTTACCAAAAAGCTGACGGAACCTATTTTGTTGCAGACGGTCACCAACGCTTAGGCCTTGCAAAACGACTATCAATTGCTGACCCTGATGCAAACATAATTATCAATACCACTGTAAGAAGAGAGGTGGATGGATTTACACCTGAAGAGGTTATGGCTGAAGCTATGATTAGAAATGTACAAAACGGAACCGCAAACCCCGTTGATGTTGCAAGAGCTTTACGTGTTAGCCCAGAATACATAAATAGAATGGCTAACAAAGTGGCCCCAAATACCAGTTTATATAGATTAAGTACCTCATTATATAAATTAAGTGACGACGCCTGGGGTTATTTTTTAAATTCAGGCATCAATGCAAAAATAGCAGCTGCAGTGGGTGAAATGGTTGACGATCCAGCTTTGCATTTAAGTGTAATGAAAGTTTTAGAGAAAACAAAACCTGCTACAGGAATAGAACTTAGAAATCAAATTGAATCTATATTACAAGCTGGAAATCGAGAAGTACAAACAATTGATATGTTTGGCACAACAACAATCAAAGAAACCCTAATTGTAGAAAGAGGCAAGGTACTTCAAGCATCACTAAATAAATTAAAAAAAGACAAAACAGTAATGGCAACATTAGTGCAAAATGAACAAAGAATTATTCAGGACGGCAAAAACAGGTTAGATACAACTTATAACAAAACACAGGAGGAACAAAATGCAATCGCAATCTACCAAATCGAAACTCTCGCAAACAGAAAGGGTGAAGTCTCAGATGCTCTTACAAGGTCAGCAAGACTTTGGGCAGATGGAAACAAACGAGAAGCAACGGAAACTTTTATCGAGTCTATCCGAGCAGCAATTGAACGAGGCGATACTAAGGGGATTAATGCAAGTGGAGACAGACGGAGTGCAATTGTTGAAGGCCAGGCATCAGAAATATCAACAACGCCAAAACTTGACCTAGAACAAAAAAATCTTAAAAATTTTGAGGATCCAAATAAATTTGTACAGTCAAAGAAAAATGCTGATCAAGAATTAGGAGCTTTAGAGGCAGACTTGGCTATATCATCTAATAACCCAGAATTTGTAAGCGGAGGAGCTATTAAAACATCACCAACTGTAAAATCTTTGGACGCATCAACCCAGGACGATTTAGGAATACTCCAAGCAACAACAACTGATCCGTCATCATCTGTTTTTGCTAAAGCAACAGCTACACCAGCATCTCTGATTGATGAAACAATTTCTATCGGTAGTTTTAATCCCATAGTTCAAAAATCCGTATTACAACATATAAACGATGTAGACCAATTACTGGTTTTAGCAGCAAAATATCAAAATGACTTAGAGTCCACACTTAATAATATAACTATTGGCATAAAAAATGCAACCATCAAAACAAGAGTCAAAGAAGCAAAAAAAGCAAAAACTAAGGTAGAAAAAACAATAGAATACTACGGTGCTGATGCTCAATATATGGGTGATTATTTAGGTGGCCGAATACTTGTTGATACGCTTGAAGATGTTAATAAGGTTTTTAGGGCCGCTAGAGAACAAGATATTAAAATTGTTGATATTGAAAATTATTTTGTAAACACAAAAGACAGCGGATACAGAGCTATACATTTTAATATGGTGACTCGTGAGGGTTTTAGTATGGAGGTGCAAATTCAACACAAAGATTTAGCAGCTGTATTTGAACAAGGCAAGGCATACAGAAAATATAAAGAAAAAGTTAAATTGACAAAAGCAGAGGAGGCAGACAGAGCTAAACTTGCTGCAGAAGATAAAATATTATTTGACGAAACATATAATCAAATAAAACAACGAGAGGGTGTTATTGATGATGTTGACAATATTGAAATTGTTGTTGGTGAAAAATTACAAGGTGATGAAATAACAAATGTCACTCAAACATTGAAACAATTTAAAGATGATGTTGATAATGATAATTTGGTAATTGGAGAACTAATTAAAAGAGACTGTTTATGAGTTTTATAAAATGTATAGATAATTTAGCTGCAGAGGGCATCTTGCCAAAAGAAAAGCAGATAAATATAGAACAATTGTATTTAGAAAATTTACAAAAAGCATTGGATGCAGGAGCAAATGAAACTGAGGCAGCTCGTCTTGCTGGTAAAGCTACTTTTGAATCATTCCAATATAATGCATTGCGCAAACAACGCATCACTTCTTTACAAAATATTGCAGTCAACAGGGCAAAAAATTATATTTTAAACGAATACAAAAATATGAAAAATAAGATTGACCCGCCCGAAGCATTAAAAAGAATTGTTGGATTTTTAGAAGTGCCAGAGGGTACTACAAAATTTGCTAATGTAGAGGTTAGAACACGAGTAGTAAGGGGTGAGCTACATAATAATATGTATGCATTTTTAAAAAATCATCGACACACATTATTAGGAAATACAAGAAACAAAGCAGATTTAGAACTTATAGGTCAAGAAATGTATAATCCTGGCAGCACAGGAAACAAGGCAGCAGAAGAAATAGCGGAAAGCTTAATACAAACTTTTGAATTAGCCAGAGTAAAATTTAATGCAGCTGGTGGCAGCATACCAAAAGCCCTTTTTAGATACATACCTCAATATCACAATTCTACAAAAGTTGGCGGCATTTCACAACAAGAGTGGATTGATTTTGTAATGCCTATGCTAGACAGAGACAAAATGATTAATTATCAAACTGGCAAAAATTTTGATGATGCAGAACTTAAAATTGCTTTAGGTGAAGCATACAACAACATAATCACAAATGGGTATGCTACAAAATTAGGAGGTGGACGCAATTCCAAGATGTTGGCAAACTCACGCCTGGATCATAGATTTATACACTTTAAAGATTTTGAATCTTGGAAAGTTTACACAGATAGATTTGGAGATGGTGATTTATTTAATGTTTCAATAACGCACATTGATAAAATGGCTAGGGACATTGCAATGATGCAAGTTATGGGTCCAAACCCTGATGCTTTTTTACGAACAATATCAGCTGAAGTAAATAAATGGGCAAACTTACAACCCACTGCAAAACAAAAAAAAGAAGTTAACAGGGCAAGAGGCGCAATCGAGGCAACCGAAAATATGTATTATTATTTACGTGGCGATCTTAACATTCCTGTAAATGCTATGACTGCAAAAAACTTATCGTCATTAAGACAATTGTCAACAGCGTCTTATTTAGGTTCTGCCTTTTTTATGGCACTAAATGATTTTAATTTAACTAGAATAACTGCAAGAATTTCTGGGGTTCCATCTGCAAAAGCTATGCTTTCAAATTTAAAAACTTTTGTTAGCCCGTTGTCAGGCGTTAACAAAAGCACAAGATTAAAAATAGCTGCAACATCTGGTTTAGCCGCAGAACATTGGAGTACACTTGCATCAGCTATGTCAAGATATTCTGCGGATGCAGTAGAAAGTCACGAATTTTCAAGAAGATTAGCAGATTTTATTTTGAGAACTACGCAACTTTCTTGGCTAACACAAGCTGGAAGATGGGGAGCTGGTTTAGAAGTAATAGCTTTTATGGCAAGAAATGTTGACCAAACTTACAAACAAATTGCAAAAAAAAATCCAAAATTACATCAATATTTAGGTGAACACGGAATAAAAGAAGCAGAGTGGAATATTATTAGACAAACAAAATTGTTTGATGCTGGTGTAGAGGATGCTAAGTGGAAAGGTGCATTATATTTAAGATCTGATGATATAGCGGCAAGAACTGATATAAGCCCACTACTAGCACAGGATTTAGCATACAAATATCAACATATGGTACAGGACTTTGTTGATCACGCAGTGCCTGTTGCAAACGCACGAGGTGCTACAGTTATTAGTGGTAGATCAAGACCTGGTACTGTATTAGGTGAACTTGCAAGATCAATACTGCAGTTTAAACAATTTCCTCTAACATTTATGTTTACACATATGATGAGAGGTATTTATAAAAAGGGCATAAAAGGTAAATTAGGATATATTCTACCATTGTTGTTATCAACCACAATAATGGGTGCTTTAACTAAAGAACTAAAAAATATCACTAAAGGTCAAAATATAAGCACAGACGATAATTACAACAACCCAAAATATTGGCTAGATGCTATGCTTCACGGAGGTGGATTAGGTTTTGTTGGTGATATGATTTTTGGAGGACGATACAGTCTTGATGGAGTCAGCGGCAGGACAGCTGAACTTGCAGGACCAACAACGGGGCTTATATTTCAATCTTTAGATTTAGTATTTGGAAATATTTATCAGGGCCTAGATCCTGAGAAAAAAGCTAACGTAGGTGCCGATGTTGCTAAATTTTTATCTAAAAACTCACCAGGTGCATCTGCCTGGTATATGAGATTAGTTTTAGAAAGGTACTTTTTTGAATATATATCTGAACTAATTGACCCAAAACATAGGTCAAAGATAAATAGAAAAATTAAAAGAACGCAGAAAAATGACAGAAATACTTACTGGTGGTCACCTGGTGATAGAAAACCTGACAGTTTACCATCAATATTCAATTAACTTTTGACAGATTTGACCGAATAATCTAAAAAAAATGATATAATCCATCAAATGTGTCATCAATAACCAACCGCTGAAAAGCGGTTTTTTTATAGGACAAAATATGACTTTAAGTACAACCACAGTTAAAAACAGCTATTCTGGGAACGGCAGCACTTCGGCCTTTAATTATACTTTTGGCATCAATTCTACCACTGAATTAAAAGTTATAATCCGATCTTCAACTGGAACCGAAACAACTAAAACAATTACTACACATTATACTATAGCAGACGCAGGAGCTGCAGGAGGAACAGTCACATTTACATCAGGCAATATTCCAAGTTCAGACGATACCGTCGTTTTAATTAGGGATACCGATCTTACACAAGAAACTGATTATGTTGCAAACGATCCTTTTCCAGCTGAGACACACGAGTCAGCACTAGACAAATTACAAATGCAGGTCCAGGAGGTTCAAGAAGAACTTGATAGATCTATTAAGTTATCTCGAACAAATACAATGACCTCAACAGAAT